GCAACTATTGTATTTAATTTATTTTCTAGCTCTTTTAGAGTTGAAATATATTCTTTTACTTTTGCTGGATTTTGAGCAGTATCCAATTGTTTATATGCTGTTATTTGGTTTCTTATAGCAGTAACCTGTGCCATAACTGCGTCTTTGTTTTTGCCACTCATTGATTGAGCACGGGCTTCCATTTCGTTCATTTTTTGAGTTAAATTTTCGACATATTGTTTACTTTGATTTAAAGTTGTAAAAGCTGTTCCTATATCAGCAATTACTTTTTTTGTATATGCCCCCCCGTCTGATAAATCCGCCATAAGTTTTGTTACAACTTCAACTTCTTTTCCTTGAACCACAAACTGTTCTGTTTCTAATTTAAGGCTGCCCATAGATAAGCCAGCATTTTCTGCATTTTGTTTTATTTTTTCAATAGCTGTTTGCATTTCATTAATGTTGGATATGTTTTCAAATTTTGGACTACCAAAATTAATATCACTTTGACTAAAATCTTGTGAAATAACAGATTTTATTTTCGTGATTTCAGATTGCATTTTGGAAACATCTACTTTTGGTATGAGGTCAAAATTAACAATAAACGAACTTTCGCCTGCCATATAAAACCTCCTAAAATATTATTTTATCTTAATTCCTTTTTCTATAAAATATGTTTTCCCAACCGCAAAAGCGTCAGATTCATCAAAATTTTTGAATTTTATATGCGGATGTTTGTTTAAAAGACATTCTTGTACTATTTTTTTGCTTACATTTCCTTTTCCAGTTATAATTTTCTTTACACTGGAAGAAGGATAATAAATTTGTTCGTAATCACAAAATAAATAATTTGTAATGCCGTGAACTCGAAATATTGCCTGTGTACTTTTATTAAAACGGCTAAAACCCTGTTCTATTGCAACAAGTTTTGGTGGATATTTTTCAATAAGCTCCAAAAATGTTTTCCCTATTTTTTTAAGTTTAAATTTTGTTTCTTTTTCTTTACGGGTGTCTATGGTCAATGTTTTTATAAATTGACCATCTGTTATAAACAAAGCTATACCGGTTGAATTTAAAGATAAGTCGAGAGCATAAACATATTTTTTAAATGTGTTTATGCTTTCATTGTTTTTCGACATATTTTCCTTTCGCATAAAAAAGGAGAGGGATTTCTCCCTCTCCTGTATTATTATTTTTTATCCATTTTTCGAATTTCAAGCATAGTTTTTCTTATACCCTCAATGAAATTATTAGAAACTCTGTCTACGGTTAGCGCACCAATCATAACAAGTAAAATGGCATTTACTCCTTGCCAAATATCCTGTGGTACACCTAAATAATTCAATAATATTGTTTGGAATAAAGCAATAATAGCCAACCAAAATTCTGCAGTTTTAATTAAATTGTAAAACATTTTATTATCTCCTTTGAAATTAACCTTCTGCTTCTATTTTTATTTTTTGTGTATCATCTAAATTACTTAAAGAAGAACCAGAAATTTGAAAATTTAACATATTTGCTAATTGTTTTATATCCTGATTCATTAGTTGTACTTTGGATTCAATTAACAGGTCCAATTCTTCTTCTGATATAATTATTTCATATCCTATAGCCTTTCTTTTAGCAAATTCTTGTACTTTGATAAACTTTTGTGAGCCTTTCATGGAACTATATAAAGGCGATTGTTCAACACCTCTGACGTAGGTTTCAATATCTTCTATAAATTCTTTTCTTTTCATTTTTTTTGTTAGTTTAGTAACATAAAATGCCCCTAAACCACTTACACCAGCGAGTATAACGCCGGAAATAACATTAACTAATTCTCCCAATACTTCTAACCAAATATTTTCCATACAATTGCTCCTTAATAAAATAAAAATTATTTTCTTGCCCAACGTTGAGTTCTATATCTTAATAAACCAAATAACGCTCTTCTAAATCTTTCCTGAGACGGTTTTCTTGCGATAGACAACAAATCTATTTGCCGTTGATATAATTCTTTTATTTTCATTTGTTCCATTTCGAGAAATGGTTTTCCAGCCCCCGCTTGTGCAATTAATTCATCACTTGTTGGCATTTTAAATTTTACTTCATATGTAATTGTATTTTTTACCCATTTTTTCCCGGTTTTTTTATTTATAGCGGATTTTTTTGGTGTAATATCTACGGATATAATATCACTAACATGACCGGTTAATTCTTTTTTTATTTCGTCATAAACTCTTTTGGCTTTAATTAATGTAAACAAATCAATTTCTTGAAAACCAATTCTTCCTTTTTCTGCACTAATGTTTCTTGTAAATATAAGTAATAAATTTCTCATTTTAAGAACAGTTTTATATGTTGTTATAAGAATATTATATACGAGTTTTTCTTCGTCTTTTAATATTGCTTTGGTTATGTTTCCGGCACTATCTTCGGTATGAAAATATTCACTAAATATGCCCGAAATACTGCCAACATTAAGTTCGGATTTTTTCTTATATATACCAGTTGTTTTTATTTCTAATGCTAAATCAAATATATCGGCTCTTGGGTCGCTCGCTTTTCCTCTCGTATATGAGGCAAAATAATTTTTTTCAATAAACGTACCAAATTTTTGCGGACTTATTCGTTTATGTTCTATACGCTCTAAAAGCGACCCGGTAAAAACATCAGTTGTATAACTTTCATACATTTTCTCTAATTCATTTTGAAATCCCAATACGACGGCCCGATTTGTAACAGACGCATTTACTAAATTTTCTACTTGTTCGATAAGAAATTTTTCAAAAGTTTTAGAGTCTCTAATTAGTGTTTCTTGGGTTGGATTTTTAAGTTCTATTCCTGCTGGCAACTGATAATATTCACCAATACCCGTATGGGCAAAAGTATTTAACATTATATCGTTTAGAGTATTATATAAAAATTTAACTGGAACATTTTCTTTACCAATACCGGCATCGCTATACATATCAATGGCTAATTGTTTTTTCTTACCCATTTCAAATTTCATATTGAAAAGGTTTTTAAAATTTTCTTCTAAATTTTCAAATTCAAGATTTGCCATATTACAACCTCTCTTTATTTTTTTCTTCTTTTTTGTTCCATTTCTTCTTCATAATAACAAGCTCGGTTAGAACAGGCAATATATTCAATTGGAATTTCAATTTCAATGCCTTTATTTAAATTTTTTTCATAATGAACCCTAATTTCTAAAACATTCCCGCAAAACGGGCATTTTCTTTTTAGAGTACGCTTGAATTTGCCAAAATTAGACATAATTATTTCTTTCTTGTCATATCTTTAATGATAGCGTTTTCTTTTAATTCTTCTAATAATTCTTTTCCTTGGATTTGAAGTTTTTCTATTTCTTCTGGTGTCATTTCAGAAAATTTATCCAATATATTGGAAATTTTATCTGAGAAATTTGCAATGACATTTCCTACAGAATTTTCAATTTGAATTTGAAATTTAATATCCTCAATAATATAATCCAAATTTTTGTAATAAAAATCATAGAAATTTACAATTGTAATTTCTATTTTATCCCAAAGTATATCGTCCCCGAGCGTTTCTTGTGTTATACTTTCATGGTCAATGTTAGTTAACATTTGATATATATAACCGCGCATGTTATATTCAGCGGTCATATAATTATATTTTGATAAAGAAACAACTTTATCTTTTTCTGATAATTCTTCGAAATATTGTTCTATATATTGATTTATTAAATAAATTTGTTGGCTTGCTTTTAAAAACGGAACAATTTTTATTTTAACACCGTTGTGTTCAATTTCAATTTCATCTGGAAGACGAAATACATATTTTACTTTATCCATGATTCTCCTATTTAAAATAAATGTGCCACAAAAATTGTGGCACATTTTTAATTATCTTATGTCCCCACTGCGACCCAATAGCCATCTACAAAATTATCATCCGCTGCTACAGGTGTGCCATCTCCGGTTGAAGTTGGTTTCCATCCGTAAATGAAAATATCTCCCGCTGTGCTACCTGAAACTGCACTGTAATATGCGTGGTTTAAAGTCGGACTACCAGATAATCCGGCTACAACACCTGTTACAGTAGATAAACCCGTGCTTACAACCGTAACTGTTGAACCAGAAAAACTTGCACTTGCAATCACAGGATGCCCGGCGAGCGTAGATACCTCTGTACCCAAACCACTACCATAATTTCGTGCGGCTTCCATAGAACCATTTAAATCTGAAATATCTTGCGCCGAAATAGTCATATTTTACCTCCTATTTATTCTCTATATCCTTCCGGAATATCAATTAATTCTCCGTTGCCATTTTCTGTTTCCACTGCTAATTTCCCATGCCAAATACCTAAAGATTTATATTTTTTTTCTGCCAATATTTTTTTAAAATGTTCTAATTCTTTTTCTTTTTTACTTAATCTTGGTTTTGTTTTTGATTGTGGAACAACATAAGATTTTTTTTCCTTTTGTTTTTCCGGTAAGGAATTCTCTTCTTTATTCTTAATTTCTTTTTCTGTCATAAAATTCTCCTTAATAAAAATAAAAGCAATTATAAATGCTTTTTAATTAATTAGTTTCTATTAAGCGGTTACTGTAGCGACAACAGTTGTGTCGACTGTACTAGCTGATGTAGCGCACGCACTAATTGTTGCAGACCCGGCAATTTCTCCCGTTACAATGCCAGTATGTGTTCCCACGGTGGCATTACCAGAATCACTTACAAAAGTAAGTTCTGAATTTGGTACTTTAAATGAATTTCCCGCATCAGGTATAGCGTATACAACAAGGGTTGAAGTATTTCCTACACTAACAGTAAAATTACCACCACAAACACTTAAATCATATACATCATCGTACCAATTGCTATCATCAATAATTTCCACAACTTTAGCATAATATTCGTCGACATCGCACGCTTCACCGGCTGTTGCTGATGGTGTATAAGCTAAAGCCAAACCACTTAGGGGTGTACTAGAAACACCATCTGGGGTCATTGATATAGTAAAACCACCAGATAATATAACTTTTGGTGCTATAATTTGTACAACGCCAATTTTGTTAGCTGTAACATCGGGTGAATTTAATTGTGCTTCAAGAACAAGTTTTATAACAGAAGGTATCATATTTGCTTCTATTGTGATTTCTTTGCCTTTGCTTGTGTTAGCTTTATAATACCGCACACAATATTCCCCAGAAATAGCTTCTCCGGTTTTGCCAACAACACCAGTAAAGTTACTGCCACTAAATGTAACTCTTTGTACCCGGCTATTTGAATCCGTTGCCCAACCATAAATACTTGATTCTGTACCATAAACTAAAGGTGTACCAGTAACAGTACCAGAACCAGAAGTAGAAACCGTAACAGTTTCTTCTGTATAATATTCTCCCAATTCATAGTCACTGCCAATAGTTTCTTTTAACATAAATGGATTCCATTGAGCATCTGTGATTGTAAAGTTCATTTCCGCTGTATGATAATAAACATATTGTAATTGATTTCCTTGCCCACCTCTAACTGGTTGTGACCCAAGAGAGACTTCGATAGAACTATCCAAAAGTGTTTTACCAATGAACAATACTTCATTATCGTCATCATATGCATATACATCTGCTACAGATGTTAAAAACTTTTTAGTCATAATTTATTCCTCCTATTTTTTATTTAATACGTTTTTTAATATTCTTTTTAGCGGTATCTAATGAAATTTTTCCCCGGACTTCCTCCAAATCCAAAGAAATATCTTTATATCTATCGCCTTCTTCTAAATTGGCAAGCCAATGTTTAATAAAAGACTTGTCTTTAAACTCGACAAAACCAGACAAAGACGCGGTGAGAAAAATTTTGTAATGTAAAATATGGTCGAGTCTTTTTAATGAATTAAGAAATTTTCTTATTGTCATATTGTAAATATAATCCAATTTCCATCCTGTTTCAACCGACAAAGAAATAATGTAATCTTCAAGTGTTGCCGGAGAATCATCTTTATTTTTATATTTTTTTGCTTCTTCTAAAGAATCACGAACTTCTTTTGTAAAACGTTCGTCAGGTAAATCAACAAGATTTTGTCTACATATTATTTTTTTAATATTTTGATAATCTTCTTCAAAATAATTTTTATCATTTATAATAAAGTATGGATTATGTTGATTATTTTCATAATATCTATATTTTTCAGTAATACTTTTTTCAAGGCTTTCAAAAGATTTTTCTTCTTTTAGGGATAAAGCTAAAACCCGGTCAAACCAAATTAAATAAGGATTTATTTCTGGATTTTCCTGTGTTGAAAAATAAATATATTCTAATTCTTTCATAGAAATAATTCTTGCATCAGGGATACTATTTTTATCTAACGTAAAACACTGTGCAAAATAGTAAAATTTTGTGTAATCTTTAAGTGTTACCGGATAAAGCATTAAATCTTTATAGGGTACTGGTAAATCAAATGTTAAATAATGAGAAATATTATCCATTTTTTCCTTATCCCGTAAATGTTGTAAAAATTATTTGTTTTCCTCCAAATGGGATTTGACCAACTTCAAAAAGCCTAGAACTTGTATCAATCATTTTATTAAAAGAGAGCAAACCAAAACTACCTGTACCCGCCTGAAGATTAACACCATTAAAAACACCCAGTAATTCTCCAGCGATTGTATCCACTCTTGTTTGATAATTTGACAAATGATTTATTTTATAATGAGAAAATACTTCCATTGAAACCTCAATATAACCCACAACTCTATCTAAACCAATGGCATAACTCGGTGAAATTCTAAGTATTGTTGTTTCATCAACATATACGTCTGGTTGTTTTGTGTCTAAAAATACATGGTAATCTGATGAATCTTGTTGCCCTCGATAAATTAATGCTCCTTTTTCTGCTTGTGTTAAATTACTTTTTTTCCAAGCATCGGGCCCCGTATATTTTAATAATTTCCATACGAGTTCGTTATTGTTCATTAAATATTTTATACAACCATAAGATAGTTTTGCAAAAACTTCAAAATCACCATAAGCATCTATCCCAATATTTTTTGTGTCATTTTCCATTTTATTACCATGCTCCCTTTAAATAAATATTGAAATTTTTAATATAACTTCCGGATGTACAATTTATTGTCAGATAAGATGAATCGTCTCTGGTTATATTTGATGCAGAAAAATGATTATCATCTATTTGTGCAAAAGAGTAATTTGTAATTGGTACATCATTTCCAGAACAAGAACAAACAAATATATTTGATAATTGAACACCGTTTTCATGTAAATATACTGAATATGTCCCAGAAAGTCCTTCTAATATATAATTTGTATCCGGGGATATAGTAATTTCATAATTAGAACCGGGTGTATTTGTTACAGTTACACCACACGTGTCTCCCGCTGGATTTTCATAAATTGTTGCTGTAATAATACATGCCCCCGTGGAGACAAAAGTTACAAGCCCATTTGAATCAACGTTTGCTACATTAGAATTTGTAGTTGACCACGTTATTGTCCTATCAATAGTTCTGCCATTATAAGTTATTTCTGCCGATAATTGATATGTTGTTCCCGGAGAGCCTTCAATACTTGAATTGTTTATTGTTAATGTATATAAATTTGTATTAACATCAGCAATTCCATTTGTTATATCATCAATTTCTTCATTTATAAAATTTGCTACCAAATCTAATGTTAAAACTTTTGATGAATCAATATCATAAGTTTTTTCATTTCTAAAATCGTTAATACCAACTCCGACAACTTTCCAACCCGACCAGTGATTAGAATTACCGAATAAAAAACGCTGGTTTGGTTTTATTAAATTTGTATTATCGTTTAATTGTGTGTGTATATGAAGAAAACCACCGGGGATTGGAAAAGGTGACCCCTGTGTAAAATAATTCCTTGGTTCTTTAATGGGGTCTTCTACGGAACACGGCTCTTCATAATATGCGCCTGTTTCCTCATCAATCCACCTTAAAGTATTATTGCAACGTCTTATTGTACATATGCCCACAAGATTTTTATTGAATTCTTTATTTATAGTTAACCATGTATTGTTATCAAATATATAATATTTTCCCATTTCAGTATTGTGTGTTATATTTTTAAAATATAATGTTTTCCAATCGTCGCCTAATTTTAGACCGGTTTCAGTGTTAATAACGTGGCTAATTCTTACGTCTATATATTTATATTCTCCAGAACCAATATATGTTTCCTCTTGAATATTATACCAGTTTGAAGCATTATAAAATTGTCTATCCAATGTTTCTTGAAATAATTCTGTGTAACTATCTTTAGGACTATTTCCTTTATGTTCAGAAGCTGTTTTATGTAATGGTATATATTTATATTTATAACTTGTCATATTATACTCCTGAAAAATCTTGATTGGCCCAATCACTCCAAGTTACATTGCCATATTCATAATTATTTAATAATTGTGAACACTCTTCTTCGACAGCTAACATATAATCTCTTTTTTGTTTTAAATTCTGTGCCTCCGAAGCCATTTTAAAATCTCTATCTGTTATATGAAGATTCATTTGAGTAATATCGTTAACAAGCTTTCTTAACCAATATTTCATCATTAATTTAGCTAAAATAACTTTATTTTGGGATGTCAATGTAACATCAAAATCTTTTGAATATTCATCATAGCATAAACTTTGGTCACAATTTGAAAAATCCGAAATAGCAAATATTAACCATGCCTCCAAATATGTATCAAAATCATCTTCATTTATATCAAACAGAGTATCTAATCTGTAATCTGTAACAAGTTGCATGAAAAGGTCATATATCTCCCCGCAAAGATGTTGCCATAAGACCTCCTTATTATTCTTCTTCTTTCAACATTTCTTCATATGTTTTTATGTCTTCTACTTTACCAAAAATATCAACGCCGGTTTCTCTTGAAACTTTATCAATAAAATTCATATTTGTTTTATCGGGAGTGTCTTTTAATTTTTTAACTAACATTGTGATAAGTGTTTCTTTTTGCCTTGTAGATGCAGATTTAAAAACTTCAAAAGCATCATCGACATCAATTGTATTCAATATTTTTTCAATTTGTTCTTTATTTAACACTTGTTCATAAATATCATCTAAACCAAGACTGCGTATAACATTTTTGCCTAAAATATAAAAATAACCACTTTCTAAAAATTTTCTATTTGTTTCAACAATATCAACCAAATCTTTATATAAAACTCTTCTTTTTTCTCCAAATTTTTTAAATTTATATTGTTTTCCTTTTCCATTTCCTTCTGTAGAAAGAATCAATGTGTAAGGTAACAAACTCATTATACTTACATATTTATCTGGTCTAATATCTAATTCATTGGATTGGATTTCATTTTTATCTTTTTTTAAATCTGCTATTTGTTCTTGAAGTTCGAAAACCAATTTTTGTAAATTTTCTATAGACATTTCTTTAGGTTTTGTAGTACTTTTTGTAGTCATTTTTCTCCTGAAAATATTTTTTCGGGGGGTATTTTAAATATACCCCCCTTTATTTTATACAATATTATGTAATTGTAATTAAGGCAGCAACTGCGTTTGTAGCAATTCCTGTGCCCCAACTTTTATACATGGTTGTGGTTTGCAATAAGTTAGCGTGGTCCCAAGCATCAGTTACATTTGCTAATGTTGACCCTTCAAGAACAACCTTTACAATCTTATCGCTTGATGGTGAGATAATCCAAATTCTATCATCATCCATTTTCAAACCAAATGGTGTTGTCCAATCGGCAATTTGTGGGATAGCCATAACATCTGTTCCCAAGAAATTTCGAATATAACCAAGTTTGACATAATCGCTAGAAAGTTCATAGCGATAGTTGGCGTTACTTGGTAAAACACTGCCTAATGCTGAAACTGTACCGATAGCGAGAGGGCGTGTGCCACCATTCCAAGCACCCACTATTTGTGATAGTCGCAAAAATTCACTTTGGGACCATCCTGCTGTGCGTAAACCTGTAGTGGCAGTATTATCAACTGCGTCCATTGCTACTTTAAATGCATCATAAATATCATAACTGAGTTCTGTTTCAAATGAACGTACCATTTTTGTAACAAGTTCCCCCAGAGATTCTTTCCCAGATAAAACTTTCATTAAAGAAACAAATACTGATAATTGTCTTGGTTCAGGAACAATTGTTACCTGTCCCATGTATTGTTTCTTTAGTTCTGTCAATCTTTTTGAGCGTCCAGCTTTGGATACAACAAAAATATCTCTAGGTTTGATATCAAATGATGTTGAGTCTCCCCAACCAATTGTTCGTACATCCGAATACATGCCAACATTTTCAATAATTGCATCTGGCAAAACCATATCAATCATTGCTGATACAACAGCAAATGTCGCCCATGTAATATTTGGATTTGTTGCCCATACAGCTAAAGGAAAGTCTTCAATGTTATTAATACCGGCAACTCGTAATATTTCTCTTCGTAAAGAAGCGTTCATTTTGTCTTCTTTTTCTGAGAAAGAAATATCATTATCATATTGTGTTGTTATACTTTGTTTGGATATTGCCCGCCAATGATTGTAATAATCTACAAATTGTCTGTAAGGTTTCATTTTGCTAATACCGCCCGCAAATTCTATAACGTGATTAGGAATTTTAGTCATAATTAATACCTCCTGTTTTTATTATTCTATTATATTTGAGCACATTCTAAACGATATGCTGTTACTCTTTGGTCATCAATTGCGCCCGTTGGCAAAGAAATATAAGTTGTTTCTAAATAATTATAATATAAACCTGCTGTTGGCGCGCTACTTGTCCAAGTTAATTTAAATGAATCATATACAGTCATAGCATAACTATGTGAACTGAAAGTATTTTCAAATCCAGCTGCCGTTACTGTAATAATATCACCAACTTGTGGTTTATATGCGCTAAATACTGTATTTGATGCACTATAAAAATTTCGTGGGTCGGGGTCAAGTCCCTTATACTTTGAATCTGTTAAAACAACTTCATCTCCACTATAAGCCATCCATAAATCTGTTGCGGAAGCTGAATCTGGAACTTGAAGTTCCCAAACTTCTGCCAAACTTCCTGATGTTGGTGTATATCTTGAAGCAAGTTCAAATACATTCCCGTTATCAATACTTGAAGCGGAATCCCCCAAATCAATTACATGACGGTTTAAAGAATCGATGTTCATAGCCATAATCATGTTTGGAACTAATACTGCATGAGTAGTCATAATTTAATACCTCCTATTTTTTAAGCCCAAAGGCTTTCTTTTTGTTTTTTTTCTTCTTTAAAAGGCAGAGCGGCTTTTAAAACTTCGCTTTTTTCTTTCATTTTATCTTTGCGAATTTCAAAATCAAATGATTTTGCTTTACAATAATTTGTCCAACCCTCAATGTCTTTAAAAGAATAATTTTTGGCTTCAGCGAGCATTTCTTCTTTTGCTTCTTCTGGAATTATAACTTTTTCTTCTAATTCTTCTAAAGTTGTTCTTATTTGAAATTGTTTTTCTTTCCCTTCAACTTCTTCTTTAAATTTTCGAAGTTTTTCGTTTTCTTCCATATAAGCTTTATTTTTCTCTGCCATCTTTTGAAGAGTTTTACTCATTTTTTTCATTTGCGCAAACATGCCACTCATAAGAATTTGTGGGCTGGCATATTTGCCTTTAACTATTTCTTCTTTAGCCATTTTTATATCTTTATCTTCTTTGTCATCAGAAAAAAGTTGGGCCATTTCTTCCATATTAAAATTTTCAGGATATTCAAAATTTTCTTTCTTTTCTTTTTTTTCTTTATCTTTTTCTTCTGATGTTTGCTCTTTTTTAGAAGATATTTTGGCCCCATCCAATTTTTCTTGAGAGCTATTCTTTAATTCATCTTTATTCATATTATTCTCCTTTTCAGTGTTTACATTTTTTTGCTTATTTGTTTCTCCCGGATTTTCTGACATTTTACTTTCTTTTTTAACCCATTTTCCGTTAACAACTTTGTGCGTTTTCTTAAAATTGGAAATTGCGATTGCCCATCCGTTTTTCTTTTTATCTACACCAATTGCGTCTGCTTGTCTGGATATCTCATTGGCTTGCCCGAGAGAAATTGGAGGGGTTATACCTTTTAAAGCAGGGTTCATGTCAGTTTTAGATTTATATGGGAATGTCGCAATAAAAGGTTCTTGTTCTTTTTTTTGTTTTTCTTGATTCAATTGCTCTATAAAAGATTTATCAAGTTGTATGTTTTTGGAGGAAACTTCATCTTTCAGAGCATCTTTGTATTCTTTTTTAAGTTGTTTTGAAAAAGACAAGACCGTTGCGGTTGCATCTGGAATAGCGGGCCGAACATAACTACCCAAGATGGTTATCCCTTCAAATCTATAATCTTTTAATTCATATAATCCGTCCGGCATAGGTTCTAATTTATAAACACTCATTTCTACACTAACAGGCTTTACTCCGCCATCACGTTTAAAAATATCCAAAAGTTGCCCGGTATATCTTTTCCATACATAAGCGGTTGTGTTTAACATAACTCTACCATCTGAAATTTTCTTCGCTTTAATATTTGCACTTTCTGGCACAAAGCCACAAGGCACTTCTTCATCGTCATGCGTATAAACATCATCAAGAACATCATCGTATTTCCAAACCAATGGACAATTTTTTATTGTACTTGATGTGCGCATTAGTGTATCTTCTGATACGAATAAATCGTGACGATTTTTTCCAGATGAAAAGAAATCAAGTGATACTACAGCAAAATTAGAATCGGGATTTTCATCAAACATTTCAATGTTTTCAACTGCAAAACTATATTTTTTTGTCAAATTTACCTCCTTTCTTCATGGAATGCCTGTTAGAAGCTATTTTTTAGAAATGTCCATATTTTTAATCGTATGGGCATATTTCTCACGTGTTCTTTTAATTTATCCGTGTTTGCAAAATACCAAGCTTTTTCTGTGTTNTTATAACCAAGCAAAGGAAAATTGCATTCATAAACAAGATATTCCATAACTTTTTTCCCACATTTATANTTATCTTTTATAATTTCGGGATTAACTAACATTTTCATCTCCTTTAATCTGCCACTTTATCAATGTCTCCACCTCTTCCNATATTCGCNCCTGTTGCTCGTGTTTGAGCACCTTCTTCACTTATTTCAGATATATCTTTTTTGGGTCTTCCTTTATCTTTTTTTTCATTTTCGGTTGTTTGTTGAGGCTGCTGACCGGGATACAGTTGTTGTGGCATAAATTCTTGCAATTGTTTTTGTGTTTCAACGCTAGGTGGCATTAATAATTCCATAAATTTTGTTTCTTTTGCTCTTTCTAAATGCCGTCTAAGATGATGAGGCTTCATGCCAAGTGATGCTGCTATTTTTTGTTCCAAAATAATACCTTGATTAAATAAAGCCATTGCTGTATCAAATCTTTTCTTACGATTTGTTGAAAATTCTGTGCCTTCAAATACAAAATAAAATTCAAAATGTTTTGTTTTTTTATTAATGAAATAATCCATAAAATCATCAAATTGAGGATAAATGGCTTCCATCATTTGTTCGTCAACATCTAAACTTAATTGTGTTTCAATTGCGTTTGGCTTTATACTGCTACTAAAAATCAAGTTTGTATTTATACCGCTTGTTGCTAAAGCTGTTCTTATATAACTATCATATAAATTGTTATCGCCTTTAAAATCCATTGAACGTATATTATTTAATGGCACTGCTCCAACTTTTATTGCATCAGATATAGCGGCTTTAACAATATACAAAAACTTTCCAAGTAAATCTGGGCTTATTGCGAAGCTGTCTCTAACCGTTGCTTTTATTTCTTTGTTTAACAATGGTACTTCACCCATAATAATTTTAGACGCTGCTGCCATATTTGTATTTTTTTGTAATTTGCGCATTAATGGTTGCAAAATTAAATCACTAAATAAAGGAACAAAATAAGGTAATTTTGTTACCAATTCAGGGGATAGCTTAAAACAAACACCAATATCTGTTGGAATATCAACCCAGTTATTCCAAAAAACTCTGCCCCTTTTTTCTGGATATATACTTGGTTTATAAGTTGATGTTTTTCTTTTTTTATTTATTTCATTGAGCTTTTTTTTAAAAAAAGGTGGATACATGTTTATGTCAACACCTGCTTGGTCAAACCAATCCATATTAAAACTAAACAAAAAACCTCTGCTCCACCGCCCAGTTATTTTACAATAATCTGGCGGAAGTTCTTGTAATATATATTTATCACCTAAATCTCTGAATAAACCAAAATATGCATCATTTCTAAGCATTTCTCTTATAACTATTCTAAATTCTTTTTTATAATCAAATTTATCAAGAAATTTTTCAACAATTTTTGTATCACTTTTATATCTTGGTTTATTATATTCATTTTTTTCTGTATCAACATCACATATATAAGTTATATCAAAAGCTAACATGTTTGAAAGATATTGAAGTAATCGTTTATAAACCATAGATGTTAGTTCAAAATTTTGTGAAAATTCTCGGAGAAGACCTTCATTTGATTTCGGGTTTTTCATTGCTTGTTCGAGCAAGTTGTCTGTTGCTTCTCTTGGGTTAAGATTTATATCTTTCATTCTAGCATTTATAAGACTAGGAGAAAGATAAGAATAACCATATAAACTTCTTGCAAATTTAATAACGTCCCAAACCTCTGTTTCAGTTAAAAGTATTTTTTCTTCTTTTTTATTTTCACTTGCCATTCATAATCTCCTTTATATAATTACACCCATCTCAAGAAAAGCTTTTTCATCATCTTCAGATATATATCCTTCCGATAATAATTCTGTATCCATGAGAGACACATAATAGTTTAAATAGCTGCATGCGGTATATCTGTCTTTTCTTCCCCC